ATTCTTAACAGATAAAGAAGTCACATCATTGTTAGAAAAAGGTTACACAGAAGAACAAATTGATGAAATATTATATGGATAATTAAAAAGGAGAAAAAATGGAAAATGAAGGTAAATTAAGACAAGACATAGATAGAGGTGAAAAAGCACAAGCTCTATTACGAAACGAAATTCTTATCGAGACTTTTGATTTTCTTGAGAAACAGTACCATGAAGCATGGGCAAATTCTTCTGTAGATCAAAACGAAGCTCGTGAAAAAGTTTTTATGATGTTGCAAAACTTACAAACTGTTAAGCAACACATAGAAAGTGTGGTCATCACTGGCAAGTTTGCTAATGACCAATTAACTAAATAAGACCAAGCGTAAGCAGTCTAGCAGGAGAAAAACATGACAGACGACAACCCAACTGGGAACGAACCTATCAACATGGCGGAAGCCACAAGCCTACTTCTTAACAGGGCGGAATCAGAAGATAATCCAGAACCGAATCAAGAGGTAAATCAACCAGAAACAGAAATTGAAGAAATTGAAGTTTCTACTACAGATACAGAAGAACTAATAAGTGAAGAACCTGAGGAGGCACTTGAAGCTGTTGAGGAAGATGTATCGGAAGAATTAGATGAAGAAGTAGTATCTGAAGATGAAGCTGAGGAATACGAGGAACAAGAATACTTTACTGTTAAAATTAATGGTGAAGAAAAAGATGTTACCCTTGATGAATTAGCTGCAGGATATTCAAGACAATCTGATTATACTAAAAAGACAACTGAGGTAGCTAGTCAAAGAAAAGAAGTTGAACAGTTACAAGCAGAACTTTTACAGGAGCGTCAAGCTCTGCAACAAGGTTTACAGCAGTTGAACCAACAGTTGACATCACAAACATCAAACGAGCCTACGAAAGAATATTGGGATCAGCTTTATCAAGATGACCCATTAGAATATGTAAAGCAACGTGATGATTGGCGTGATAAAAAAGAACAATTAGCACAAGTTAATGCTGCACAGCAGCAAATAGCACAGCAACAAGCTCAAGAACAACAAGTACAGTTTCAAAAACACTTGGCTCAAGAGCAACAAAAGTTAGTAAAAGCAATTCCTGAATGGAAAGATGCAAAGAAAGCTGAAGCTGAAAAAGCTAATATGATAACATGGGCAAAGAGAGCAGGATTTACTGAACAAGAGTTAAATCAAGCCTCAGACCATAGAGCTATTGTTACTATGCGTAAGGCGTACTTATTTGACCAACTTCAAAACGAGAAACCTCTTGTTAAGAAAAAAGTTAGAAAAGCACCAAAGATGACAAAAGGTGGCAAACCAACTACTGCAAATGACCTTAAAAAACGAAAGGTTGACAAAGCCTTAAATAAACTTTCTACAGTTCAATCTATGGATTCGGCTGTGGATTATCTTTTAACAAAAAATAGCTAACTAAGGAGAATACCCCAATGGCAACTTACTTAACCTCAAATGCAATAGGTGAGAGAGAGGACTTATCAGACGTAATTACTCGTATCGACCCAGCAGAAACACCTCTTTTTTCTAATGCGAAAAAAGAAGTAACAAGTGGAGTTTTCCACGAATGGCAAGTACAAGAACTAACAGCAGCATCAGATACTAACTATGTTGCAGAAGGTGCTGACTTTTCATATGTAAACCCAACAGCAACAACTAGACTTGGCAATTATCATCAAATCTCAGTACAAGCAGCATCAGTTTCTGGTACTTTAGATTCAGTTGATAAAGCAGGTAGAGATAAAGAAACAGCTTATGTAAAAGTTCTTAAAGGACTTGAGCAACGTAGAGATATTGAAAAAGCTCTTGTTAAAAATGAAGCTCGTTCTGCATCAGATCCAAGAAAAGCAGGTAAGATTAGTGCATACATGACTAACGTAAATCTTGTATCACCATCAACAACACCTGCTGGTACAGGTGCTGATGTATCTGATAAAGCAGGTACTAATGCAGCTCTAACTCTTGCTAAAATTGATGACGCAATGAAAAAAGCATACACAGATGGCGGACAACCAGATATTCTAGTTGTTTCACCAGCTAATAAAGTAGCTTTTTCTGACCTATCATCAGGTTCAGTTGCAACTAACCAACTAACAATGACAGCTCCAAAAGAAGCTGCAATTATTGGTAGTGTTAGCTTATATCTAACTGACTTTGGTCAATTATCTGTTACTATTGACAGACAAATGCCAAATGACACAATCTTTTTGATGGATTCTGACTATTATGCAGTCGGACATTTACCAAATAGAATGTTCTCAGTTTCAGATGTAGCACCTACAGGTGATGCAACTAAATTTAGCATTGTGTCCGAGTGGACTTACATTACTAAAGCACCTAAAGCTCACGCTATGGTTACAGACTTAAGCACATCTTAATAGTGTTTATGGGGAGTAGGGAAACCTACTCCCTTTTCTACAAGGAATAAAAATGGCAAAAAAGATTTTAAATTACGACCCAATACAGAAAAAAACTACTTACTTTCATGGTAGTAATGACGGACAACATCATGTTTCCGTAGAACAAAAAACAGATAATATTTTAAAGTTAGCAAAAGACAAAAGTATAGATTACAAACCCTATAGTTTAACTGGCAATACACAAAAGCATCAACAACACGTTGCCGAGCTACCTGCTAACCTTTACTTTGATTTAGTTGAAAAATTAGGCGACCCAAAGCATAATAAAAAAGCATGGGCAAGATGGCTCAACGATCCAGACAACAAACTTTTTAGAACAGGCGGTGGAAATATATAATGGCAATATCTACTTACGCAGAACTTAAAACATCAATAGCTAATTTTTTAGCACGAGATGATTTAACAAATGAAATAGATGATTTTATTGATTTAGCTGAAAGTCGTATATCTCGTGAATTAGAAACACGCTCACAAGATACACGAACAACACTGACAACAACAGCAGATAATGCTTATGTGTCTTTGCCAAGCGATATGCGTACTATTCGTAATGTTAAAGTTATGAACAATCCAAGAATTACATTAAGGTATTTATCACCCTTACAAGTTAAAAAAGAATATTCAACAACAGGCACAGGTTGTCCTAAAGTTTATAGTGTTATTGGCGATAATTTATTTTTAGCACCTATACCTGACGCAACATATAACATAGAACTAACCTATAAAGCCTCTGTAAGCTCTCTCAGCGACAGTAACACTACAAATACTATATTGACACGCTATCCTGATTTATACCTCTATACGAGCTTATTTCACGCTTATACGTTTTTGCTAGACGAACAAAGAGCAACACAATATGAAGCACTAATACAAACTATATTACAACAAATCAGAGTAGATGATGAAAAAGGTAGTTATGGTGTTGGTTTAGAAATGCGAAGTGTATATGGAGAATAAATAATGGCAATGAATACACCTTTTGGCGAATGGTTGCCTGACCAGCCTGATAACACTAGCGGAGTGACAACTGCAAAAAATGTTATTCCTGCTGCACGAGGTTATCGTGGCTTACAAGATTTATCGCAATACAGTAATGCTGCTGACAATAGATTAAGAGGTATCTTTGCTGCTAAAGACGATAGCGGTGATCCTAAGATATTTGCAGGTGACGTAACAAAACTATATGAGTTTACTAAATCTAACTCTAATTTAACAAATATATCTAAAGCAGGTAATTACACATCATTAGGTAATGAAGATATATGGAAGTTTATAGACTTCAGTGGTTTTGTTATTGGTGCATCAGGACATAACAATATATTGCAAGTATATGATAATGGCACAAGTTCTGCTTTTGCTGACATATCTGGTAGCCCTGCTGCTAAACATATAGCAGTTGTTGGTGACTTTGTATTTACTGGCAATGTAAAATATGGCGGTACAGTTTATTCTAATCGTGTTTATTTTTCTTCTCTAGCGTCACACACTGGTTGGACAATAGGTACAGACCAATCTGATATACAAGATATATTTGATATGGGTGATGTAACAGGTATCGTTGGTGGTGAATATGCAACTATACTTTGCGAAAGAGGTATAGTGCGTGGTTCGTATGTTGGTACACCCCTTATATTTCAATTTGACAAAGTGCAAACAGGGTTTGGTTGTAACTATCCTAACTCAGTAGCAAATGTTGGCGAAACAGTATTTTATTTATCAGATGATGGTTTTTATCAATTTGATGGACAAAGAAGTACACCAATAGGTGCAGAAAAAGTAAATAGATTTTTCTTTGATGATTTTACTATACGAAACAAAGGCAGAATATCTACTGCTGTTGACCCTACAGAACAAATAGTTGTGTGGTCATATACATCAGGTAGTTCTAATGATGATACGCCTGACAGACTATTAATATATAATTATGCGTTACAAAGATGGTCGTATGCAGAATTAGATTGTGAACTTATATCACCATTTATGACTATTAATTATACACTAGAAGAATTAGACGCTATTAGCACATCACTTGATGGCTTACCTGCATCACTTGACTCATCAATATATATAGGTGGTCAATTTATATTTGGTGGTGCTAAAGATAAAAAGTTACACACCTTTAGTGGTATAAATAAAGAAGCACTAATAGAAACTGCTGATTTAGATACATCTAATGGTCGAGCAAGTGTTATAACCAATGTTATACCTTATGTAGAAATAGTAGATGGCACAACACCTAGTATTACCGCACAAGTATCGTCAAGACTTAGACAAGTAGATCAAGATAGTTTTGGTACAGCAAGTTCATTAAATGATGATGGATATTGCAATGTTAGGTCAAATCAAGGTAGGTATCATAAAATAAGATTAAATGTATCAGGCACTTGGAAGTATATTCAAGGTGTCGAAATAGAGGCAAAAACAACAGGTAAAAGATAATGGCTGACAACCAGTATAAACGATTAGCTCATCAAGGTGGCAACCCTAGACAAGTTGCTGAAGTTGTTAATCGTATATTAGACGGAGGAATAAACTCTACTGGTAGTGTTACACTGCAAACCTCATCTACTACGACAACAGTAAATGATGTTCGTGCAGGGGAAAATAGCGTTATAACTTTTATGCCTAAGTCTGCAAACGCTGCCGCAGAACTTACAGCATTATTTATATCGGCTAGAACAAACGGCTCTTTTACGATTACGCATAATAGTAGTGGAACATCAAGACAATATGAATACATCATCATTGGATAAACAATCGTGGCTAAAGTCACGAAAGTATATTTTAGACGCATTAAAAAGAGGTATTGATTCTCATAGCGAAAAAGATGTATTCTATGCAATAGCACGAGGTGATGCACAACTTTGGACTGGTCAAAAAAGTGCTTGTGTTACGGAGATAGTAACATACCCTAACTTTAAATCTATACGATTTTGGTTAGCAGGTGGTGATTTAGAAGAATTAAAAGAAATGGAACAACCTATTTGCGAATGGGCAAAATCTATTGGTTGTAAAAACGCACAAATAATTGGTCGCAAAGGGTGGTCAAGAATGAAAGATAAAGACAGAGCTTATGAAGAAGTAGGCACAATATCAATGAGGAGTATATAATGAGTATAGGACAGGACGAAGTAGTACCACAAACTACAACTGTAAATCCCCCTGCTTATGCAGCACCATTTTTAGCGTATGGTGCGAATGAAGCACAGAGATTATACAATACTGGTGGTGGTTTTAATTATTTTCCAGAAAATACAGTAGCAGGTTTTAGTCCAGAACAACAAATGGCTATGAACTTGCAAACGAATAGAGCATTATCTGGTAGTCCATTAACAAGAGAGGCACAAAACCTTTCATTAAATACATTGCGTGGTGATTTTTTATCAGGCAATAATCCTTATTTACAACAAGCCGTATTAGACCCAATTACGCAAAATGTGCAAAGTCAATTTAGTCGTGCAGGTCGTCTAGGTTCTGGTGCTAATCAAGATGTATTAGCTCGTTCACTTGCAACACCATTAATGCAAAATTATGAAAACGAAAGAAGCAGACAAAATCAAATGATTGGTGCAGCTCCATCATTAGCAAGAGCTGATTTACAAGATTATGCAGATTTAGCTAGAGTAGGTGCAATGCGTCAAGACCAAGCCCAAAGACAAATTGCGGCAAACATGGACAGATTTAACTTCTTACAAGCTGCACCAGCACAAAACTTAAATCAATTCTTAGGTCAAGTTGGAACAGCAGCAGGTGGTTATAATTCTAAAACTGTGCCAATGACAAGAAACCCATTTAATGAAACAATGAGTTCTATTGGTAATGTAATTGGAATTGGTAAAGGAATAGGGTTATTTTAATGGCTAGAATTCAATATAAAGGTAATTTTTACGATACAAACGACCCTCAACAAAACGCTGAATTGTTACGATTACAAAGAGCAGAAAATTTAAAAAAAGCAATGCAAAGTTTGCAACCTAATAGACAAGATGCTCCACAAAAAAAATTAGAAGCTGCAAATTTATTAGCTCAAAATCAAGCTCTTTTAAATGCAAGAACAGGAGTACCACCAGTATCACCAAATACATATAATGTTTTATCTCAAAATAATGGATTGTTAGAAGTTGCTCCGCCAAATATAAATATTGATGAAAGAGCAGCTAGAGTAAGAAGTTTATTAGATAGTCAACAAGTAAATAATAATAACACTGTATCTAATCAAGCAAATCAACCATCTACTCAACCTGCCCAGCCTCAACCTAAAAGAACATTAGGTCAAAGAGCAAGTGGTTTATTTGATAGGGTATCTGATGCTTACATGGGTGCAGCACCTATACTTGCAGTAGCACAAGAGTTTCAAAAAGC